GGTCTGGCGCTTCACTACGATGCTCTTTGGATGCCGAAAGACATTCAAAATAAGGAACAAACAATCAAAGAAATTGAAGCGCTTGAACCTTATGTAGAAATTGTTGATGATGCAAAAGAATCTACTCGCTGGACTGAAATCCGAAAACTAATTCATACGATGTCCTTTGATGCTAATCCTGGTCGGAATGTAAAGATTTACATTAAAGATAGGGTTAGTGGTAAAATACTTGGAATGATTTCCTTGGCTTCAGATGTCACATCATTGGGAGTTCGTGATAAATACATTGGGTGGACCCAAGACAACAAATACAAAGATGGTAAGTTGAATCATACTACTATCGCATCCACAATTGTCTGCACCCAACCTTTGGGATACAATTTTTTGGGTGGTAAGTTGATTGCTTGTATGGCTACATCAGAGGTAGTTCGTAAACATTGGAAAGAAAAATACGGACAAACTTTGATTGCAGTTGGAACCACTTCTTTGTATGGTATTCACTCTCAATATAATGGTATTCCCCACTTCAAAACTTTGGGAGAATCCGCAGGTAAGGTAGCTACAAAGCCAGATGATTCAGTTTATGAACCTTGGCACCATTGGATTAAAGAAAACAAATCCGAACAGTATGCTATTCAAACTGCTGAAAAAGAAGGTGTAGATGGACCCGCAACCGGAGTAAAGCAGAAAGTCATCAATATGATTTTCAAAGAACTTGGGTTAAAAGGTTCTCACTACCAACACGGATTCAAACGAGGTGTGTATTTCGCCCAAATGTATGAGAATGGTAATGAGTTTCTCCGTAATGAGATTGCTGAAGACCAACTGATAATGAAGGATAAGTTTGTTGATAGTGATGAATACACAATGAAGTGGTGGAAGCCAAAGGCAATCAAACGATACGAAAAACTCCACGAAGAGGGTCGTATCAAGCCAGAGTCATTGTTTTATCTTGATATCATTGGTATGTCGTGGGAAGATTGTAAAGAAAAATATTTAAAAGAAGTAGGAAGATGAGTAATTCACTATGGGTTGAAAAATACCGACCAGATACATTAGAAGGATATGTAGGAAACGAACACATCCTTGAAAAGGTAAAGATTTATATTCAAAACGAAGATGTCCCTCACCTCTTATTGTATGGTCAAGCCGGTACGGGTAAAACTACATTGGCTAAAATTATTACAAATCAGATTGATTGTGATTTGATGTATATTAACGCTTCCGATGAAAACTCCGTAGACGCAGTTCGTGATAAAATTCGTGGATTTGCATCATCTATGGGTTTTAGAAAGTGGAAGGTTATTATCTTGGATGAGGCTGATTATTTGACTCCTAATGCTCAAGCAGCTCTGCGTAATTTGATGGAAACATTTTCAGCATCTACTCGTTTTATCTTAACTTGTAATTTTGTTGAAAAAGTAATTGACCCCATCCAATCTCGTTGCCAAACATTTGCAATTACCCCACCATCTAAAAAGGATGTTGCAAAACGATTGAATGATATTCTAACAGCCGAAGGTATTGAGTTTGAAATGTCAGACCTTGCTTTTACTGTTAATAGTGGATATCCGGACATTCGTAGAGTTTTAAACGCAGCTCAACGACAAGTCATCAACGGAAAATTGGTGATTGATAAACAATCAACTCTTGAAGCAAATTACACCGAAAAAGTAGTGCAAGAATTGATGTCTAATAATGACGCAAAAACAAAGTTCACTAATGTCAGACAAATTATTGCTGATTCAGGTGTTAAAAGCTTTGAACCTTTGTATAGAACCCTTTACGATAGAGTAGATGACTATGGGAAAGGTAAAGTAGGACAAACCATCTTAAACATCGCGGATGGTCAGTATAAAGACGCAATGGTCGTTGATAAAGAAATCAATGTAATGGCGATGATGTTAAATATTATAACAAGTATCTAAAATGGCAAAAGGTAAAGTAATTCCAATGAGTGGTAAACAACAACCAACTCAACAAGCACCAAAATTAAATGTTGACCCCTTTAAACTCAAAACAGTAACTTGTCCGAATTGTGAAGGTATTTTCTTCACGGAAGTGACTATGTTTAAAGAAATCCCAGCGGTAATGTCTCCCAATGGTCAACAATCAATGTTACCAATCCCTGTGGTTGTGTGTAATGAATGTGGAACTGTTCACCCAAAGTTTACTCCAAAAGAGTTTTTTGAAGGTGGTGAAGAAAAGTGATGAAGGTGTAGTAAAAGCCAAGGGGTTATTTGACCACTTGAGTGGTATTACTCACCTTAAAACTCCGTGGGAGAGCTTGTCTGCGATGGATAAGAAATCTTTTGAAACCTATATGGTTAATAGATTTTTGTCTATGGGTGCTGATAATGTTGAAATTGTAAACATTGTAAATCAATACACCAACGGACAGCTAACCCCACGAGAGGTTTACAAGTTTTACTTGGATATTCTACCAAAGAAAAAATCATTCAACAAGTATATCAAAGGTAAGTCCGAAGATAAGTGGCATGAAAATGTAATTCAGTATTTTTGTAAATACTATGAAGTATCATCTCGTGAAGTTTTGGATTACCTTGATATTCTTACCAAGGATGAAATCAAATCAATAATTGTTAAATATGGGGTTGACCCAAAAGAAATAGATAAATGGCTAAAATGATTAAAGAAGCAAAAACCAAAATAGAGTGGGTTGGTGAAGAAGAACGCCCTACCTATGGTGGGTCCAAAGAACAATCTGCGGTTACATATTGTGAAGAAAACTACCCGCAAACCACCGAAGAGTTCAAAAACATTTTGGATGAGATGTATCTTACTTTTTGTAAAAAGCAGAGAAACTACGGACCAGGTAATATCTCCGTAGGAACATCACTTCAAACCCAAGATGAGGTTAGATTGTCTTTGACCGGGCTGTGGTTCCGTATTAACGATAAAGTTAATCGTTTGAAGCAGATGGTTGTATTGGGTCAGCCAGATGAGGTTGGTGAGTCAATCCAAGATACATACGAAGACCTTTCGGTCTACGGAATTATCGCTCAGATTGTTCAACGCGGCAAGTGGGGAAAATAATGAAAAATGTTTTTCTTGCAAGTATTTTGTTTTTAAGTTCTTGCTCTACACTTTCACTTGTTAATGTTTCTACGAAAGACTTTACTTATCAAGGAACTGATATTTACTACAAAGGTGAACTCTGCGCTCAAATGGGTGCTTTGGAAATTGCATACGATGGTGGTAAAATTGTTCGTGAAATGACTTACATCGTAACTGATGAAAAGTTCAATGATGTAGCTATGGGTATTTTAAAGTATGTTCGTGAACGCAGACCAAGTTGGGAAGTTGAAGTTGAGCTAAAAAAAGTTATAAAAAGTTTGGATAATTAAAAACTTTTTCGTATATTTGTATAGATGAAAAAGTCAAAGACAACACTACTTCAAATTCCTGTTTATTTAGAAAAGCAGGGAGATGTGAAGGTTTCCTATTCACAATATACGATGTGGGCTAATTGCCCAAAACAATGGAAGTTGACCTATATGGATGGTCACAAGATTGATGACCCATCCATTCACCTCATCTTCGGAACTGCAATGCACGAAACCATCCAAACTTGGTTGGATACGATGTATTCTTCAACCGTAAAGAAAGCCAATGAGCTTGACCTACATACGATGTTGAGGGATGTGATGGCTAAAGAATACAAAAAGACAATGGCTATCTATGGTCAAAAGTTTACCACCAAAGAACAAATGAACGAGTTCTACCAAGATGGTGTTGAGATTATTGACTACTTGAAGAAGAAACGCTCGGTGTATTTCTCTACCAAGAAAATCAAGTTGGTGGGTATTGAGTTGCCAATTTACTATCCAACAAATAATGAAAATGTGATGATGAAAGGTTTCCTTGACCTTGTGTTTGAGGATACTGAAAATGGTCGTATCATTATTGATGATATTAAAACATCCACAAGTGGTTGGAACAAGTGGGCTAAGGCCGACAAAACCAAAACCGCTCAGTTGATTTTATATAAGAAGTTTTTCTCCGAACAATACGGATACGACATTGATAGAATTGATGTTCAGTATCTTATATTAAAACGAAAGTTGAGTGAGAATGCTTACGACAGACGAGTTCAAGTATTCAAGCCAGCCGCCGGTAGTCGGACTCTAAAAGAAATTACCACAAACTTTGATACCTTTGTATCAGCCGCTTTTAATACTGATGGGGTCTACCGACAAGATGGACCATTTCCTGCAAAAGCCGGTGATAAGAATAAGAATTGTAGATTTTGTCCTTTCAAAGACCGATACGATTTGTGTCCTAAATCAGAACGACACGCAGTTTAATCAAAATCCTTAATTATGTTGTATAGCTACAATAAAACCCTGTTAGAATTCAAAAGAATTGGATTACGAAAGTTAATTCTTATTTTGAGTGGATTCACATTTGTAATTGGTAGTGTATTTTATGGCGTTGGTAGATACGCTGCCTTTGGCGATTTGAGTATCTATGAAA